ACGTGTGCTCTTCCGATCTTCGTGTAAAAATACCATCAATGGTCGTGCCAGAAAGCACACCACTACGAACCGGCACGGTTAGCTGTGCAGCTAGTGCCATCTGCTTAGCGATAGCGACATTCGGGTCTGTGCTACCCGCTTCTCTAAGAAGCTGTTTCATTTCCATTAGTTGCTGTTCGTCCATTTTCGTCTCCTTGTGGGTATATCTCAACTAAGATTAAAGGTCAACATAGAGTCTGGCAAAACCATTCTCGTCTTTGCTAGTACGGAAAACACCAATCACGGGGTTCAGTAGGGCATTGGCCGCAGCAACATCGGCGTCGGTGGCGTCCATAACGTAGCCAGATGATGTAAGAACAGCCTTAGCACCAGCGGTAGCTGTGATAACCTTGTCGGTCACAACCCAACCCTTGGTTAGGATAGCAACCTTGTCACCCTTCTGAGCTTCATCTTTGTGCCAGTTAGTGGGGGTCTTGGTCAGATCGTTATCAGTCACATCGTTAAGTAGCAGACCGATAGGCTTAGCACCAGACGACTGAGCGGCAACAGTAGCGAGGTTGGCAGATGCATCAAGTGCAGTACCGCTACCAGCAGTCGAAACACAAACAATCACGCCACGACTAGCAGTTTCGTTAAGGTAATACCCTAGCTCGGTATCAAGAATATTTCTATCAGCTTTGAGTGCCATTTCTGACTCCTTTATAATCTCAAAAAAATATACATAAAAATTCTACAAATATCTAAATAATTCTTTAATTATTATTTCTTAATAGGCTTACGATAGTTAAGTAAATGTTCGGCGGTCGCTTTGGCGATAGCAACTTCGCGTGCAGCGGGATCAACACCTTGATCGCTGGCAACAACATCCTCCACAGTCGGCTCGGTTGGTTCAGCTATATCTAGCGGATCACCATCAGCATCGGTAACATCAGCCTTGGTTGAATCCTTGGCTTTAGCAGCATAAGTCAGAATGGAAGCAAAAACTTCGTCAGTCATACCTGCGATACGAGCTTTTTCATCATCGCTATCAACAGCCACATTGACTTCTGCAAGCTGAGCAATGCGTTCGGCCAGAACTCTTTCTTGATTTAGTTTGGCAAGTTCAGCAACTGTAGAGTCTAGCTGTCCTTTGGTCTGATCTAGCTCGGCTTTGGCAGCCTCGTGCTGTTCGGTGATCGAAGCAACACTTTGCTCAGCAATAGAAAGTTTAGCCTGCAAGGCGTCAACTTCGCTAATTTTTTCGGTTAGCTTCTCTGCTTCTGCTACCTTTTCAGCTTCTAGGGCAGCAAGTTTAGCCTCTAGCTCAGCGATCACACTCTGGGCTTGTTCGAGGGTTTCAATAGTCATTACGTTCTCCTTGGTCAGATATAAAAATGCTTTGGTTGGTTCTAACGGTCGTTTTTCTGGAGCGTGCACATAAGTATACACACTTCGTAAATTGGCAGGTATCTCCGTATGTGCTACGCCTTTGAAGGTAACTTGTCTTAAGGCTCGGCCAATACGCTTGTTCTGATAATACCCTCTACCACCATATACACGCAAATATTGGGTTAAGAAAGATGTTTCTGGATTGCGTCTAACAATTTGAACAGATCCTAATGTCTCGTCGTACATGGCATAATCAAAATCTTCCATGTAGCATTCCATCGAGACGCCGTAACTACCATCCATATAACCATCAATCACCTGCTTGGCTATCTCAGGATAGATGTGTTTGTATAGCACAAAATCGATTTCAACATCTACCTCGTCTTGGTCGGATGGTACATCAGACAACCATTCTCCATCGGCGTTTAACAGACGAGCTTCAAAGATGTGGCCAACAATTTCTTTCTCATTGTGGCTAATGTTGTATGGGGTTGAAATGGCAGTTCTAAATGATTTGCATAGTTCAGACGGCAAAAACAAATCGTCGTTGCCATTCATGGACGCCGACACCAAAATGGCAGAACCATAAAGCAATTCAGGATTTTTGTCAATATCAAAAACGGATGCTTTAACACCTGCAGGCGGATCGGTATCTACAGGAGTATCAGACACATACGTTTTAGTGAGCGTCATTAACGCAGCGGTAACATGATTGTTAAACAGAGCGTCATCAATACTAGCTTCTGATATATATCTTTTCATATCATTACCTTATACATGCAAAACCACAATGGGTGATCATTTTTATCAATGACTCAATAAATATTCAGTCCATGCTATTGCTTCTAGCCGTTTTCTATGTTGTACCGATGGTTCAGAACCGTTTTGTTTGGCAAACTGAGTCACCGATGCTAGGATATAGTTGGCTAGATCATCAGAAGCACAATTTTCAGATAAAGACGCAGATATACTTTCGCGGTGTACCACATCACCAAAGCGAAAACTTGCTAACACACGAACTCTCATATGATCCAGTGTCACCCTCTGCTCGGAAGTTAACATTCTGGCGTTCTTCGCCCCAATGGACTGCAAATAAGACGGCACAACCACTTCGTCAAATTGATCAATCAGATCTGTGGCATACAAAATGTAATCAGCAAGAGAACCTGTCAGTGGCTTGGGTGTACGATCGTCATTATCGCCATCTCCAGGAGTCTGTGAAGGACGACCGCCAGTATTAGACAGATCATCAACGGGGTCGTTGACGAAAGGCCCCTTGGTTTGCACATTGTATTTTTTATTCACTTCATCTTGTCTGCCCATGCGTTCTAGCTCAAGAATATTATCTTGGTGATAAACATCACGAACAGCTTCGTCACTGATCAAACCACGGTCCCATAGACTAACAATGAGTTTCTTAGCCACGTTTTCGTCGCTAAGATTCATTTCACCTAGCAAGACATGTGGTTCAGACTTGAACGACATATTCTTATGAATCATCTTGATCTCGCCGCGAAGCCAACCCAAGAGAGCATAACGTACGGTCTTAAGTTTTTCCACTAGGGTTTTGAGTTGGATCCAGCTATTAGAAAAGTTAGAACCACCACCGCCTAGTAACACTTCCGGCACACCTAAGCCTATCAAAATGTCTTTATCTACTTGGGTATACTTGTCTGATCCAAGAATCTTATCAATGGGTGGATAATAATCTTGCATTTCGATCATAGAGTCCCACACGAGATCAATGGCACCACCACCCGTGTTAGCAGATAGGATGTTGATAAGTTTATCAACCACGGCCTCGGTAGGAAGAATGCCCTCTTTGTGGTCGCCCAGCTTCCATAAGCGGATAACATTGATCACACCATCCAAGGCTGACATATCTGCTTGCCTAAGCTTATACTTAAAGAAAATATCAGGCAAAACCGCTTTCAGGAAAGGAGTAGCCCAAGGTTCCCAAGAATCCTTTTTGTTATGCATAACGCAAAGTTTACTCATATCTAAAGTCACTTTGCCTTTGGAGATTTGCTCTCGAATATCTTTTGGTAGTTTTTTCTCAACATCAGCAGCCAATGCCGCCTTAAGCTTATTCTTAAACTTAGCAGACATGGTAAAGGTAAGTTGTTTAGCTTCATCAAATTGGAATAAATCTTCATTACTCCAATCCAATAGAGTTACATCCAAGAAACTATAACGCCACGGAATCTCACGCTTCTCCGTCTTGTTTTCTAGGTCTTCTGTGCGTAGATCATAGTCACGCTTAGCCGTAGACAACAGACGTTCAACCGGCTTGGACACCTTGGCGGTAACTCGTTTGACAACCACATTGCAGTCCAGCAAAAAGTGACGTGCAAACTCGTTAGCAATAGCATTAAGATCGGTGCGTTTAATCCATGCGTTGTAGAAAATCTGTTCCTTGGGATCAGAAGCGACGATTTTCAAATCTTCGCATGCAAAATCAGTCATGAGGTCAATCACGTTTCTGACAACACCCACGCTTTTGTACATATTGCGACAAGTCCGAATGATTTCGGGCACACTGGTAGGCACACTCTCGTTTGGTCGATAATAGTCGTATTCACTTCTACCAAATGGTTGCCGAATGGTCACGTCAGACACAGTGGTGGTAGCCACAGCTTCAAACTTATTGTAAGAGTTATACTTTTGCAACGACGCGGCAGAGACGCTTTTGACGTAGCCACTTGGTTTCATAGGTTCTGGTTTGGTAATCTTTTTCTTTGATGCCATAATAAATCCACCTTCTAGGTGATAATACAATCCAACCGCAATCGCATTGACCCTTATCTACGTACCAGGAAGTTTTTAGTGTTGAAGATGCCACTCATTTTATTACTCTTGCCAACGGTGCCGGGGCCATAGTATAGGTTACCAGAACGCGACCGATTTGGCTGATCCGACAATGTTTCTTTGGTAGCTCCAACTGGCCTGTACGTTAAAGCAGGAATCTCATTGACCTTAGAGCGAGCCTTATAATTCGCATATAAGAGGGCAGAATACCTGTCTTTACGTAGCCGCCCCTTACGATTGCCCTCAAGCTTAATCTCCGGCGTATCAAAATGCTCTCTGCCTAGACCACCCGTGGATGTCATGGTGATGGTGGCTAATTCGTTTTTAAGCTCTTCAATCTCTAGGACGATGTTTTCATAGGTATCGTCGGTATTGTCGTTCATGTTGTCAATCTCTATTGATTTAGCCAGTTCAATAGTATCATACATGGGGAACAACAAGACCTTTTGCTGTAAATCCTTGAGCATACCGTGGTTAGCGTTGCTGTTAAGCTCAGGCGTTGGCTTGACCAACTCTAAGATGTGTAGACCATTAAGTGTATCTTCGTGTTTGGGGTCGTTGGGGTCAATAACCTCATACACTGGCAGTTCGTCCGCTTCGCATGATAGTGTACTGCTTAAAGCTTCGGCAACAGCAATACCGCCACCGTGCTTGTCCATCATGATAGACTCAACAGGAAAGAATCGCATGATAGATCGTATTTTCTTGGCAATGTAGTGATAATAATCGTCGACATAGCTTTTGTTTTGAACCGCCATGTCTTTCTTATAAGTTTGATAGCGTTTTTTGTTGGTTGTCCAACAGTGCACCACGGCTCTGTAATTTTCGTTATTTTCCAAAACAACAATAGCGGCGTTATCCTGATCAGCGGCAGGGTCGACACCAATGATATAACGCTTGTCTATATCACCGTAACGCTTAGCGATAAATTGTACACTTGTACCATCACTCATCGCTATGGGCTTGTTGGTGGTAGCCATCTCGATCACAGAACGCCTGAAGAAGCCATTGCTATCTTCGGGGAAAACAGCACATAACTCCATTAAGAACTGATTAGTGTGCAGCGTTGCCTTAGCTTGTGCAATAATGCCATCGTCCAAAAAACCGGGCGGCAAAGAATCGTATGGCACCCTTAGAATGGCATAATCTCGCCAGTCAAATCCCTTCAGGACAGCATCATCACCCAATACTTGTTGTAGCTTCTTAGGATCGCCCTTGGAGGCAATAATAGCATGCCATTTTTTGAAATATTTATAGAAATGGTTGAAGGCATAATAGGCAGTGCCGCTGTAAACAATCTGGTTACCAGATAAACCACCGTCAACTTGCATAAGCTCTTCTTCTGTCAGACCCATTTCTAATAGTTGTTTACGACGATATGCCGCTTTAACCTTTTCTGTTGGATTAGCAGAAACCAAACCGAAACCCTGCACAACCACTTGGAACACTTCTTCGTTAATAGAAGAAAATTCGTCACAAAGAATATAGTTAGCACGCAAACCTCTAATCTTCGAACCATCACCGAGCGGGATGAAGTAGGTTACAGAATCGCCGATAGTAAACTCATAACGGTCCACTTCTTTGTGAGGCCCACCCTTTTTGGATGTACCTAGGCAAATGTCTCTAAGGATTGGTGCATTATTCCAAATGCTCAGCATGTATTCAAAAATTTGCTTAGACTGACGGAAAGCACCGCCAACCACAACAATGCGGCACCCAGGGTGCGTAATCATTCTAAGAATGGCATAGACAGCCAAAAGTGTTGATTTACTCGCCCCACGAGAAGCGATTAACATCGGTAGTCTGCGATGCCATAATACATCAAGGATGGCGAGCTGGAATGGAATCAGGTGGAAATTTAGCACCGCACTGCACAAGAAATGCAAATAATTAGGATTACAAAGTGTTTCTACTAATTCTTCAACCGGATTATATGACTGATCGTATAATGAATAGGAGCGATCAAATGGGTGCGTATGAACACTAGGTATATGTGGCATATCTAGCCAACAAAAATCATCATCGTCGCTACTCAAAAACGGATTGTCATATATTTCAGCCATCAGAGATACATCCTAGCAGCTTGGGCAAAAATACGTCTAGCCACACGTTTGCCAGCATCACCTGTAAACATGACATGGATATTATAGTTGAGCCCTAGTTCAATTAACCACTCCATTACTTTGCTGCACGGAGGTCCATAAGAATGCTGTGGAATACCAAGGGTCAGTATGTCTTTATTTAAACATGACTCAATAAGGATATATTTGTGTGGGATGTTAACCATTCTTGCCATTTCGTTCTCAAAACGAACTTTGTTAGCCTTGGGTGTCATGTTTGTAAACAGTTCGCCAAAACCATTTTTACGTTCAATAACTACCTTGTCTTCGAGACCCACTACGGAGTAATCTCCGGCGTCTAGTTTCTCAATCTTGGTACCAAGAATCTGACACTTCCCACCGACTTTCTCTTCTGGCTCAAAGATCCATCCATGATCTTGCTGTTCACGAGTATCACGAATCACTGTATAGCTTGGCAATCTTTGCATAGGTATCAAAATCTCAATCTTGGGTTAATAGGACGCCAAGGCATCTTGGGCTGACTGATAGCCTTTTGTGCCTTTTTGTCTTTGAGCTTGACTTCTCGTCTTTTCTGCTTAATCAAATCACGAAAAATATCTTCATACTTCTCTTCGCTACCGGTAACTTTGGCGTGACAATCTTTGCATAGCGTAATTCCATTATCTACTGCATATCTCAAACGCTCAAGTTCTCCGTCGCACTTGCTCCACTTGACAATGTGGTGTGCTTCTAGATGTTTGACGCCACGTTTACCAAAACACATTTGACAAGTAAAACCATCTCTGGCAAATACTGAATTGCGAAAGGTCTTATATTCAGGCGTATTGTATTCAGGTCTGTTTTTGTACATTTGTAATGACATCGTGCCAAACCATGCGTTCTACTAAGTCGTAGAAAGATATGGTCGGTTCCCAGTTAAGCATTTCTTTAGCTCTACTTGCATCTCCGCATAGGAAATGTACATCAGCTGGTCTAAAAAGCTTTTTGTCTATATTGACTAAAAGCGACCAGTCTTTGATGCCAACTAAATCGAAAGCAACATCAAGAAATTCTGATACACTGTGTGTCTGGCCCGATGCTAAGACGAAATCATCTGGAGTTTGACGATTAAGCATATGCCACATACCACGAACAATATCAGAAGCATGCGTCCAGTCTCGTTTGGCATATATATTGCCCAAGCTCAATTGTTGCAATGTGCCACGAGCAAGACACTGAATTGCTGCATTAAGCCGATCTTCGTCCTGCACGTCCTTGGTTGCTTGATAAAGTTCGCCGACATACGCAGTAATCTTGCGTGTTACGAAGTTTTTCGACCTACGCTCAGACTCGTGATTAAAACTTCTAGCAAAGCACGCAAAAAGACCATAGGAGTCACGATAAACCTTGACCAAACTTTCTGCACCGTATTTCGCAGACCTATACGGCGAACCTGGACGGGCGGCTGTATGCTCATCTTGTTTGTCATCTGTTAGTGCATCGCCATAAACTTCGCTGGTGGACGCCTGAAAAAACCTTGTCTCTTTGCTAAACAATCTGATTGCTTCAAGACAATGAGCAACACCGTTAAAATTGACTTCACAAGTCGCTAACGGTTGATCCCATGACGCACCAACGTATGACTGTGCTGCAAGATTGTAAAACTCACGAGGTTGATACTCCTGCACAACGCGAGCTATGCTGCCAAAATCTGTCAGATCGCCTGCAACCAACCGATAATCTTCATTCTTTAATAAGTGCTGAATATTAGTATAGTCTGGCATGCTTGATCTACGATCAAACCCTACCACCACATAACCCTCTTTTAACAGAAGATCTGCTAAGTAGCTCGCGTCTTGTCCTCTAGCACCTGTAATAACTGCAACAGCTTTATCCATTATCCTCTTGCTCCTGTTGAAATTCTTGACGCACTAACGATAGTGCTTCTTCAAACTCGTGTCCCTCTCTAATGAGAGCGTGTATTCGTTGGTGAACCTCTTTACATATTGTAATACCATTATTTATATCGAAAACTTTTTCGGGATTTGTATCTTCAGCTTTCGGTAAAATGTGGTGAACATCTAAATTATCTTTACGCCCAGTAAAAACACATTGATAATTGTCTCGTTCAAGCACCGCTTTGCGAAAAGCTTTATAAGGTGCCTGATTATACACCCACGACGAAAATGTATTACTCGTTTTGCCGCCATCCCAATTGGGGTGATTAGCACCACGCATCCAAGCGTTTTTACATGCTTTTGAACAAAAGGTATTAAGTGCCCTTGTCACTTTGCTCTTGGGTCTTCTAAATAAACATCCGCAGTTGACGCATAAACACAGGCGGCCACAAATTTCGACGCCGTTTCTTGGAAACTGATGTCCTATTTGTTTGGCTAATCGGCGTAGGTATGGTCTACTTAAACCAGTAAGTCTCTCAATTTCTCGCTGCGGTGTGTCTTCGTGCATTAACCTGATCGCATGAATCTTAGTAGCAGCATCAATCTGCTTTGGCATCTTGATTCCCCTGTAGGTTGCCAAACTCTATGACAAACTCGTTCATTGGGCATACCTCGTATTGGATATTCACGTTGATGTTAGTAACGCCGTCAAAAGTTCTTGAGAAAATAATTGCAAAATGTTGGTCCTCGCTAGTTTCTAACAGCCAATCTATCAGTAGGGCATCATCTATGCAGTAAAAGATATAGTTGATATTTTCAGCCTCTGACTTAATTTTAGATATAAGCTTTTCGGCACTATCAACATAAGTAACTGTGTGTTTAGTCAATACCCTGTTAAAGATATTGACGTCTTCAACACTATTGCTTACGACAATGATATTCTGATCTGTTTGATCCTCGACGAGCTGACGTGTAATCTTATGGCCACGATCAGAAATCCGTACCACTTCTTTTTCTTTGACGGTCGAACCCTCGTCCATCAGCACACAATCAATCGTGCCATCTCTAAAACGATGCTGTTTGCTTCTCCACTCGGTAAGGCGATGATCTTTGGCCATTTTAACCAGCTCAAGATGCTTGCCCTTGTTGTCGCGTATCTTGCGTTCTTGAAACATTTTAACTAGTCCCAAGAAGTTACTTTGTCCACTACGAATCGTATCAACCCTATCTTTACGCCGTGCGTTGAGTTCAGCCATGATCTTATTCTGCGACATAACACACTTCTGATAATCGTTAGCCATAGCTTGGGACTGCCCAGAGAATTGCCTAATCAGAGTAATTCGGCTATTATCATATTCCTGTGCTATTTCGTCATCCGCCACATTTTTGTTTTTGCGTAGGTCGTTCACTTCTTTAATCAGCAACTCAATCTCCTGCTCTGTTTCTTTGATGTTACGCAGGAGTCGGTGTTCCATAATTTCAGCCTTGATGAGCTTATCGATCTGGCGTTTTTCTGTTGCGACCACGTCTTCAAATTGGACACACAAAATGCCCCATTCCTCAACGTAAAATTCGATTTCCTCAGAAGTGAATTCCTTCTTAAGGTTGTCGTAAAACATTGAGTTTTTTAGCTGTGTCACAAAAAAGTTATTGCGTTCGTTCTCGGTCGCATCTGATAAAGCATCGAGCGATGCTCCTGACTCTTGACCGCCAATGGTTTGTTTGCCTATTTGCATAGACTCAACCACACCACCTTGGCGTTTGATAACTTTTAACTGCCTAGCTCTATAGCTACTAATAGTCCTAAGATCACGCCCTAGAAAGTCGGCAATCTCAAGATCTGTCTTGGTGAGGCAGTGCTTTTGGATATAATCTCGTTCAAACGCAGATAGCCGTTTACCACGATTTTGAATCGTCCCTGTTCTCGGCACCTCTTGCTTGGTCTTTTTCTTGGGCTTGTCGCCAGGCTGTGTAGCAGATGGCCGACCTCTGCCTCGTTTCTCTGTACTCATCACTCATCTCACTCATGCATCTACTGATAAAATCCGCACGTTTTTCATCTTTTCTGGGCTTTGAAATAGGCATCGGCT